ACTTATCCATAAAATGTTTGTAATACTCTGCCTCAGCTTTTGTTCTTCCAAAACCAGTAGCACCATATAAAGGAGCAAAGGTGTGTGCCTTAGCCTCTTGCCGTGTAGTTGGCTGTCCTGCATCCGATATAATCTTTGCAGTATAGGAGTGAACATCAAAACCAGTGCTGACTTCTTCTATAGCAACTTTGTCTTGTGACAAAAATGCTGCAACTCTAAACTCTAACTGTGCAAAGTCTGCCTCAAGTATCTTACCACATCTCCAACGTGAGACAAATACTTTCTTAACTGGAAACGTACCGCCTCTTGGCATATTTTGCATATTAGGGTTGCGTCCACTAAAACGTCCAGTAGCTGTAACATGCTGAGTGAGAGATACATGAAGTATACCGTCCTGCTTTGTGTACGCTTCAATACCCTCAACAAAAGAGGACAGATAACTGGACACAGCACTTTGTCTCTTGAGATCAGTAAGAAAGTTTTCTGCGTCTGTCATACCTTTTGACTTGGATATGTTTATTAGTGTCTCAAGATTGCCTTTGCTTGTGGAGAAACCATTAGCACTGACCCAATCCTTTGACAACGGGAAAAACCCAAGACCTGCCATCTGGTTTGACTTGGCAAGTTTATACCCTCTGGTGTCACATTCGGGGCAACGATTTGGCTTGAGAAACGGTGTCCCATCCTTCTTAGTCTTGAAAACTTTACCCTTACCATTACACGCTTCACATATACTTGCTTTAGTTTTGACCATTAAGTTACTGTTTTCTTTGACTATTTTACGAAAGTCATCTTTGTCAACAACATTCTCAAAAGCCAATGCCCACTCTTTTTTGTTCTTGACAATCCTAGAAAATATAACTTGGCTAACTTGTTCGGGTGAGTTGAGGTTGATAGGTGTGTCCCCCATAAGCTTCTTAACGTGATCCTGCAAGCGTCCCTCTATCTCACCTAATTCTTTAACAAAGTCTGTCTTAACCTCTGTCAGTGCTACTTTATCCACATACATACCCTTCATATACATTTTAGTAAGAGCTTTGCACACTTTATTTGTAATATCACGCACTGTAACAAGTGATCTGGACTCATCTGTCCCATATTCATCCTCTAATAACATGTATAACTGCTTAGTGACCGCTAAATCCTGCCGTAGATACTCTGATAACTCGTCAAGAGGTATCTCGTCCGTTTGAAACCCTCTTCTGAAGTAGTCTTTTAGTGTATCTGACTTCTTCATGTCAAGATCGTACCTTTCAGCGCAGTTTTCAAGGCTAACAGAACCTTTTTGCCCTCTCTGTAGTATGTATGCACCCAACATTGTGTCGTATATCTCACCATCATACCTAAAACCGCACTCCCAGAGCCACTGTAGATCGTACTGAAGGTTGTGTCCTATTAATAGTGTGGTGTTGTCAAGCACTCTTTGCAGTCTTTTATCCGCGTCATCGTCTGTTATCACTCTTTCTTTGTGGTCAAACACGAAAACAGTTGACTCCTCTTCTAACCAATCTTGAACACCCACGAGTGTCAAAGAATTGTCAGGCTCAAAAGGGTCAAGATGTAACTTACCATCTCGTTTAGTCGTTGTGTTCTCTACGTCTAGTATAATCTTCATGCAGTATATCTACCTCTCTCTACATCTAACTCAACATGGATCTTTCCATGCCATCCGTTTATCTTGTTCTTTGCTATGATAATGTGTCGCTGTGTGTCATTATCTTCCTGCCCCTCAATAGTCGGGTTCTTACTCAGTAACAACATCAAATCTGCTTCTGCCGCCTTACCAGTCTTACTGCCCTCAAGCATAGATTGATCTACATTGACCTTACCTTCTGCCTCAGCAGATAGCTGAGACATCCAGATTATAGCACAGTCGTACTCCTTTGCGATGTTTCTCGCGTGAATTGCAGCCTCTTTCAGGTATAAGTCCATCCTTTCTCCAGTTCTGTTGGCAAACTTGTCTCCCATATCTAGCACAACAATGTCGGGTCTTTCTACTTTGACCATGTTCTCTACCCAATCCATCTTCTTGCCAGTAACATCTTTGATCTTGACGCTCTGTCTAATCTTGTTGTACCTATCCATAGCTAGTGCGTGGTTTGCTCTACCGCTACCTATCTCTGCTAAAGACAACTCTGCTCTATTACAGAGATAACGAGATGCAACCCTATAGTACGGCTCTTCATTACACAAGACTCGACACTTAGCACCTTGATCTATAAAGCCACCTCTTGATGCGATGATACTAGCGTGAAAGCTAGTCTTACCAGTATTGGGTCTTGCACCGACTATGATAAGCTGACCACCACTGATACCTTGTAGTCGTCTGGCAAGAGAGGGTATATTGAACTTCCACTTTGATTTTTGATTAGCTTGCTCCAGTATGCTATCAAAACTAATATCGTCCCACTCTATCTTGAAGTTGGGTAGGAAGTTGTCTTGATGATCGCTGATGATCTTGCGTAGTGGCTCTAGTGTAGAACCCTCACCATTAACATAATCAAACCCTATGTTGGCTATCTTCTCTCCTACGTACTGTTGAAACAACTTAGACAGTACATCTTTAGCTATCTCCTTATCCATAGCTTGCTCTCTCTCCAGCTTAGAGAACAACTCTTTGAAAACCTGCTTGGAAGATGTTGTAAGGGTGCTATTGTGGGCAAAGAATAAACTCTCTAACTCACGAACAGTAAGACTGTCTTTGCCGTAGTTCTGCATGGCAAAGTCTACAGTTTTCTTTATCTTGCGAATGTCCTTGCTGAACAACTCGTCTGGACACCGCGTACCCTTATGATCTCCGTAGAAATCTTTATCAAGCAGACTGCGTATTAGTGCTAGTTCCACCATTCACTTTCTCCTCTGTAAGTGTTTTTACTAAACTCAAGAACCTATCAAAGTCATCTTTATCTAAGTTCTCTATACGAAACCACTCGTTACTTCTCTCTTTACTCATGCCCTCTGCTAAAGTATGCGCTATCTTCTCCCCTATACCTCTATTAGACACGCTAATCTTGGACACCACCCTATAGTCTCTGTAAGGACTGCTTGTCTGATACCCGTTACATCTGTCATCGGTATCCACCGCCTTACCTATCTTATACCAGTCCTTCCACGCAGGATTATTAATAATGTACACATCTCCTTTAACACATTTTATGTAATTAATCAATGAAGAAAATGCAGCATCACTAAAAGTTTTGTATCTTCCCGGTTTGTACAAAGGGTGTTTACTAGATATATACTTGCCATTTACGTACATTCTCAAAGGGTTAATCTTACCAACTGCTTCTTTCTGACAAGACTTACAGTTGGTACGGTGTCCACCATTACCATTTTTGTGTGTATTATCTTCTGTCAGTTCGACACCACACTTGTTACACTTACCCATCTAATACCTCCTTTAGTTTAGTAAAGTCGTTTATGTTTTTATATTTTAGATCGTCTGTTAATTTTAATACTCGTACTTGTTTTACATAACTGTTTAGCTCCTTTGCGTGTTCTAGTGACTTCTTAGATGCGTCTGGATCAAGAGCAACTACGACCCTATCAAAATCAGAAAGTGCATACAGATGCTCTTGCTGTAGTGATGTACCTAAAATACCAAAGCCAGTAACAGGAAAGTAATTAGCCACAGTCACAGCAGAGATGACATCTTCAACCAGCACAGCAGTAAACACATCAGCTATATGCAGAGTGTGAGCGTAATAGGAACAGTTCTTACCATACTTGTACCACTTGGGTGCAGTATTATCAAATAAAGACCGCCCTATAGCGTCAACGACCCTACCCTTCTTGTGAATCGGAAATACGACCCTATCGTTCTTAACATCGTAATATAATTTTAAATCAGATAAATCCCATCTGTGAATAAAATCCTCACAAGCCGTGAGATCTCTGGAAAAATACTCTGGCATCTCAAATTCTACTATCTTCTCTGGGATAGAGTGTCCATTCATCTTACGTTTAATACTCTCCACAGTTCTACCGACTTGCCTTTTACCCTTGACAGTACAACTGTTCCTAAAGCAGTTATACAATATTACATTGTCCACCCTAGTCGCTGTAAACTTTTTCTTGCCCTTACATACTGGACAATCCATCGTCAACGTCTTGCCCTCTTCTAAATTTAACTCCTCAAGAAACTTCATCTTTGTACGACTCCCTTCTAGCAAGTGCGTTGTTTGCTGACTTGAATGTGTGCTTGATGTACGGACGCATTGACTGTGGTGAGTTGTGTCCCGACACCGCCATAATCTGTGTGGTATCTACACCAGCTTCAACCATCTCTGTGATGGCTGTCCTACGCATATCCATAGCGGTCAACTCTTTAGGTAGTCCAGCATCTGCCTTGACCTCATTGACTAATACGGACACATCATACTCACTATAAGGTCTGTGAGTGTTACCCATTGGCTTGACATTCGGTGCTACATACTCTTGAAAACCAAAGTCATCATGTTGTTTCTGTAACATAGCTAATAACTTAGGGTTGATAGGTATATGCACCTCTGCTCTACGCTTAGATTGTACCAAGTCCAGCCTTGCACCTTCTAAATCGACACTTTGCCACTCTAAAAGGCGCATATCACCGACTCTTTGAGCAAATTCGTATGCCATATGGACAATAAGACCTATACTGCGCCATCTGTACCTAGAATAAGCGGTGTCAAGGAATAATTTTACCTGATCGCGTGACCACATTACTCTTCTAACGTCTTGTTTAGCCTTTTTGACCCTCCGCATAGGGTTGCTGGCTAGTAATTCCAACTCCTCTGCCATATTGAACACGACAGAGAGTATGGTAGCCGTATTGTTTGCCATTCTTTTACCCTTCTGTAGCCAAGTTTGATAAACAACCTTGCAATCTGCCACCGATAGCTTAGATATTCGTATGCTCTCAAACCGCTTAGAAAGGCTCACAGAGGTCTGTAACGCTTTTCCTAACGCATACTCATAGTCTTTCTGTGAACGCGGTCTGAGAGCCAAAAATTGAGGGCTGTGTAGGTAATACTGCACCATATCCCCGACTGTTTTTATTTGTTTTATGTTAGAGTACATCAAGAATAAACCAACCCATAATTAATACTGATAAAAAGTCCAATGCGAATAGTCTCATAAAAATCTCCTAAAGTAAAGTTTATTTTTCCCACCTATAGAATATGTGTCTGTCAATCCTAGTGGTTCGGGTCTTAGTCTTGCGCCATGCTGGACGAACATAGGTAGCATGATAATGGGTTGCACCATCTGTAACGTCAAGTGTTATATCACCGCCCAGCACTATTACTGCATACTTTAATGCTTTTGACCACGATTTGCTATTGTAATTTGGCTCGTCCTTTTTACCATCACAATACCAAGAGAACTGGCATTTGTGTATAACTGGTTTGTCTGTGCCTTTGTACGTTACCGCTTGCTTGACTACCTCGCAAACAGTATCGGGAAAACGACTGTCCTCTACTCTGTTCATCACTACTTGACCGACTGCGATCTGTCCAAGCATAGACTGGTTGTTTGCTTCATGGTAGATATTGAAAGCCATGCACATCAATGCTGTTTCAAGTATCATTCTTCTAACTCCCTCTCTATCTCGTATGGTATAGATTTTATTTTATCCACTTCTGAATCATCTACCATATCATCAAATAAATCATCAATAAATTCTTCTTCCATTTTAAATTATCCTCACAAAAAGATTAGCACACCCATTTAACACCAGAGTGCCACCAACGAGCATAGTCATGATTAGTATTAAAGCTTGTCCCTCAGTCATGGCAAAAGTTCCTCCAGAATTTACAGTTGTTATCGCCCTTACAGACTCGCTCGTGCTTGGCTGTTTCCCAACACTCCGACTGCCAAGGTGAAAAGTATTTAGTTGTAAACCTATCCACCCAATCTTGACCATCGACTGCCCACAGTCCTAGTAGGGGCAGAGGTATCAACAGCAAGAACACTACAAAAAATGCCATGCCAAATCCTTTGTTATGATATGGTTTCATTTATATTCCCTTCCTTTTGTTAAGACCCTTTGGGTCATATTGATCTGCTATCTCTTCTGGTAGATGCCTACTCGCTGTAGGGTCATTGAAGAAGTCATTGCAGTACAGCAAGAATATTAGAAACAACATAGTGTAGCCAAAGTATTTCAAAAACTTATGGAATATTATGTAGGCTTCTTGTGCTTGCTTTAGTGCTTCTTCTTTTACTTTATCATTCATACGTCTACTCCTTTCAGTATATGCGCTATTACATCTACAGTAAATCCATTGCCAAGCATCTTATATCGCTGGCTATTTGATATTGGCTTGACTTCACCTAGATAGCCATGCTTGTGGTCAAACTCTCCATACTGTGTGTACAAGTCTGGAACTGTCTGCAAGCGTTCACACTCAAGAGGAGTCAAGGCTCGCCAATATAACTCCTCATGATTAACAACCACATTATCTTTTTGAACTGTAGATAGTGTATTTGTCTTACCATCACTTCTTGTTTCTATCCTAGCTTTAGCTTTGATGTCTGGATTGTAGTCATCTCTCTTGCCAGTCTTAGGATTAATCTTGCGATTAATTATTTGACCACACTCCACCTTTGGCATACGCCAACCGCCTTGCATGGTTGTGAGTGATGGTGCTTTAGCATCTCTACTATATACACGCTT